TGCTTCCTTAGCAATCTGGTGAATGCAGCAAACTCATAATTTGCCTAAGGAGAGTTCGATCCTCTCAGGAAGCACCTAAGCGAGTGTGGCGGAATCGGTAGACGCACCAGACTTAAAATCTGTTGGGAGTTAATCCCGTGGGGGTTCAAGTCCCCCCACTCGCACTAAATACCTAAAAAGGGGTATCATGAAGAACACTTTTGAAGTCAGTTCCTCTCTTGTTTGGTACAATGACGAGAGAATGATTGTCAAGATGTACTTCTTAAATGATATCCCTTTTACATTTGATGAACTCCCAGTTGGACATTTGTGGGATCAGGATTTAGTAAAGGAAGCAAATACTAATAGAAGTTTTGAAGTAGAAGACTTATATAAAGGTTCAAACTACTTGATACAAGAACAATGCCATCCTTGCTTTGATAACATCGAGATTTCAAACCCAGAAATACTTCCAGAAGACTTAGTATCCTATTTTGACGAGGAAGATTTAAGGGGATAAATAAAACATAGAAATCTAACGGTTGTCAGAATAAGATGCCTCTTAATAAGCTTGAGAACTTTATCAAGAATGCCGAAGGTCGCATTCTATACGTTAACCCTAACGACCTTGACTCTACTGATGGTATTGAAAACCAGGGTAATTCATTAACTAAACCCTTCAAGACTATCCAGAGAGCATTGCTGGAGTCAGCAAGATTCTCTTATCTGAGAGGTGATGATAACGACCTGGTAGAAAAGACTACTATCCTTGTGTTTCCAGGTGAGCACCTGATTGATAATAGACCTGGTTATGCTATCAAGGAATCAAACGGAAATGCAATCTCTGTTGCTCCTGGCGGTTCCGAAACTAATGCTCAGACAGAGTTAACACTTACTCTCAATTCTAATTTTGACCTTACACAGGAAGATAATATCCTGTATAAGTTTAACAGTATTAATGGTGGTATCATTATCCCTCGTGGTACTTCGATTGTTGGTCTAGATTTAAGAAAGACTAAGGTTAGACCAAAGTATGTTCCAAACCCAACAGATTTAGATGCACCAAATAGTGCAATCTTCAGAATCACTGGTGCATGTTACTTCTGGCAGTTTACTTTCTTTGATGGTGATGAGTCTGGATTAGTATATACCGATCCAAGAGATTTCTCAGTCAATAATCGCTCCAAACCCACATTCTCTCACCACAAACTTACCTGTTTTGAGTATGCTGATGGTGTGAATATCCCAGGTGGATATCAACTCACCGACCTTGATATGTACTATAGCAAGGTTAGTAACGCTTTCAACAGAGCATCTGGTAGAGAAATTGACCAGAAGTTCCCAGCATCTCCTGGTTCTTTTGCTAAGCAACGCCCAGAATTTGAAATCGTTGGTGCATTTGCTGCTGACCCAATTACTATCACCAATATTATTTCTGGTGATGGTGCAACCCCTGGAACTGTTGTTACAGTTACAACTCAGACTCCTCACGGTCTAAACTCTGGAACTCCAATCAAGATTCAGAATATTAACGTAGAAGACTACAATATTTCTACAAAAGTTGTTCAAGTTATTAGTGATACTGTATTCACATATGCACTCCCATTTGTAAGATCTAACCTTCCTGCTGGTCAGGGTGCTGGTCTTGCTCCTGGTGCTGGTGCAGCAGTTGTTATTGAGACTGATACCGTATCTGGTGCATCTCCATACATCTTTAACTGCTCTCTCCGTTCTGTCTATGGCATGAATGGTATGCACGCCGATGGATCCAGAGCAGATGGATTCCGTTCTATGGTTGTTGCACAGTTCACTGCTGTATCTCTTCAAAAAGATGACCGTGCGTTCGTTAAGTATAATGAGTCTAACAGACAGTGGAGTAGTGGTCTCAATGGTAGCATAAAAGTTACTGGAGACAAACTTTCTTCCGAGTCTTCAGCAACCAATAATGCTAATGTCTTCCACTTAGATTCTGATGCTGTTTATAGAGATGGTTGGAAGACGACTCACATTAAGATGTCCAACGATGCGGTCATTCAGATCGTTTCGGTCTTTGCTATTGGTTTCCATAAGCACTTTGAGTGTTTAAGTGGTGGTGACGCTTCCATCACTAACTCTAACTCCAACTTCGGTCAATTCTCGCTGGCTTCCGATGGATTTAAGAAGGATGCTTTCAACAAAGATGACAAGGGATTTGTAACTGGAGTTGTTACACCTAGATCTGTTGATGCAATAGATGCAGAGATTGAATGGGTTCAGTTTGATGGTGACTTTATAACTTCTGCTTCAGATGATCAAAGAATATACTTGTTAGGATATTCTTCCTTAGATATTGAACCTCCAGCAATTTCTCAGGGATATAGAGTTGGTGCTAGAGTAGGTGAAAAAATCTACCTCAGAGATCCTGTCGGCAATGAGTATTTTGCTGAGGTCTTGATGACCAACGAGACTCCAACTCCTTTGTCTAATGTATGTAATGGTACTGATACATCTGCAAAGGTATATGATGGAGTTACTATTACAACTCCTGCTTCAGATACTACTGGAAGACAAACAATTTATAATACTGTAGGAGGTCACAATCTCCTAAACGGTGAATCAATTCGTGTTTTTAGTGAAACTGGCGACCTTCCAGAAGGATTGGAAGAAGGTAAAGTTTATTATGTCGTCAATGCATCTAAAAACTCATCTAGAACTGATGGGATTGTTCTAACAGGTACTCAGTTCCAGATTGCGTCATCAAAGACCAATGCTGATGCAGCAAATCCAATTTATATCACAAGTTTCCTTGGTGAACAAATTAGAGTTGAAAGTAGAATCTCTGATAAGAAAGTTGGTGAAACTGGTCATCCAATTCAGTTTGATTATGTACGAGGTAACTGGTTTGTTTATGTAAAATCTGGTAGCACTCTTAAAACTCATCTTGAAGGAATTAGTGGAGACTCTGAAATCTCATACTTCAAGAGAATTGAAGACGGAAGAAGTATTGACGAGAAGATTTACAAACTGCGTTATGTTGTTCCTAAGGAACTTGAAAATGCTAGAGATCCTGTAAGTGGATTTATTTTACAAGATTCTAATAGTAATAATGTAAGGTCTGCTACTGATTTTACTAAAACAACAATTTCACTTACAGCAGATCCTTCCAACAATATTACACCAGGAGAATACGATTTTGATCGTAATCCAAGATTTATAAGCACTTGTACTTATAGCAACCCAACAAATACTATTAGATTTGTTGCTGAAAGAGATCACGACTTAAAAATTAATGATACTGTTGTAATCAGAAATGTAACTAGTTCTGATAATGTAACCGCCAAAGATAATTTTGGATTTAATGGTTCTTTCAAAGTTAAGAGTACTCCAGATTCTAAGACATTTACCACTGGTGATGTAGATATTCTCGATATTACTCATGCTCCAGCAAATGCATCATTTGATAGTAATATTAGAAATAAGTCCATTCCTACATTCAGTAGAAATGATGCTCAGGAGAATCTCTATGTTTATCGTGTAGAAGTTATCACTCCTTACATCAAGGATATTCAAGATGGTGTTTTCTATCTGTATGTACTGAACGCTGGTAATTCTATATCTCAACCTAGCGGAACATTTGGAGATATTAAGTATAGTCAAAACATCACCGATCTTTATCCACAGTTAGATAGAGATAACTTTGATCCCAATCCACCAGCAGCAGTATCTTATGCTAAGAGAACTCCTTTAGGAGAAGTTGTTACAAACGATCTGAAGAGAAGTATTACTAGAGAAACTGCCGACAAGTTCATGACGGCATATTCTTATGGTAATGAGATTACGGAAGTAAGTTCAAATGTTAATCCTATTCTCACATTATCTCAAGATCATGGATTATCTGGTATTACATCATTCACATCACTTTCTGGTGGTTCTGGACACAATCCTGGAGTCTACCATAATGTAAGACTTATCAATAATAACAATCAACCACCTAGCAATCTTGAGGCACTCAATCTTGTTTGGGATGGTGCTACTGCTGAGGTAAATGTAAACTCTAGTGGCGAAGTAGATAATGTAAGTATTATTGAATCAGGTTCTGGATATACCAATGGTGAGATTCTTTACTTTGATACTAGACAAATCGGAGGAACAACTGGTTCTGCTAATATCACTGTAAATACTGCTGATATTACTGACTCTAATAGTGATTATGTTCAGGTAACTGGTATTGGTACTGCTACTGGTGGTTACTATAAGATTTCAGCAACCAGTAATAAGAGACAAATCACTATTGTTAAGACTGCTAATGACCCACAAATTAATGCTGGTGAATATGTAACTGTTGTTGGTAGAGTTGGTACTATCAGTAATCATACAGTATCAAGCACTGTAAATGTATTTACATCTACAAAGGGTGTAGGTCTTGTTGCTGGAAACAGAGTAAGACTTCTGGATGCAAGCAATGAGAACTTAGGTGATTATCTTGTTACTAGTGCAACTTCTATTACATTCACAATTAACACAACAGAGAATATTAGTAGTGCTACTCAGTTTATGAAGCACGCATTGTCTGATAACAATGCTTCTGCTGATAATCTTGGCGAGAATATTGGAACTAGACTTCACACATTCTACGACAACGAGACTTTATATACCGCTCAATCTATTGGAGTTGGTGATGGTCAGTTTAGAGTACAGAATCCAAACGGAACATCTAACAAAATTGAAGGTAGATTCCCAGTTGGATGCTACATCCAAGTAAATAATGAAATTATGAGGGTTAGATCCAGTTCCTTGACTGGAACTGGTTTTGATGAGATTCAAGTTATTCGTGGTTCTATGGGAACCATTATTGAAACTCATACAACTAATACTCTTATTAAGAAGATTAAATTAGCACCAATCGAACTTCGTAGACCTTCGATTCTTCGTGCATCTGGTCATACCTTTGAATATCTTGGTTATGGTCCTGGTAACTATTCTACAGGTCTTCCACAGGTTCAGGTTAAGACTCTTAGCGAAAATGAAGAGTTTCTCTCACAGTCTCAAGAAACTGCTTGCGGTACTGTTCTCTACACTGGTATGGACAGTGATGGTGACTTCTACATTGGTAACACCAAGTATTCTGCACAGTCTGGTGAGCAGAAGACATTTGACGTTCCAACTCCAACCATAACTGGTGAAGATCCTAACAGACTCTCTGTCGTATTTGATGAGATTGTTGTTAAGGAAAGAATCCTGGTTGAGGGTGGTAAGTCTAAGCAGATTCTGTCTCAGTTTGATGGTCCTGTTACTTTCACTGGTGATGTTAGATTTGCACAGACTCTTGTACTGAATGGTGTACCAGATTCACTCAGAACTGCTGGAAGAGTTTATATCAAGTCAAACAGCAATCCTACCGCATGTAGTGGTCAAGGAGCACAAACTGCTGCTCTTAGAGTTGAAGGTGGTGTTGCAATTGGTGGTAAGTTGTTCGTTTGTAATGATACAGATTTGAATGGAACATTGAATGTTCAGGGTCTGTCTGAATTCCAAACGGGTCTTGTTCCTGCTAGTGGTGGTGGTTCATCAATATACTATACAATCGGTCTTGAAAGTTGGACTAACACACATAATGCACCAATACTATTCACTCAAGCACTAGACGATGGTACAGGTGCTGGCAATCAACCTGCTTGGTTACAATCTTATGTAACTTCTGTTCAGGGAATTCCTGCTAATGCTACAGCATCTCTCACAACAGTTGCTACTGGAGGACACGCGGCATTTACAAATCAAAATGCAAATGGTGCTACACTTCAGGCAGCGATCAGAAATGCCGTTGGTGGAACTAATCCATCTGGTGCTATTGCAAATCAACAGTTTACTATTGTCCCAACAGATGGTCAAACTCATAGTGTAGGCGGTACATCATACCCAGTTATGGGTAAATTATATGTTCCTACAGGTTTATCCGCAGGTCAAATTGATGTTGTAGTTGTATTCCATGGAACTGTTGCTAGTGGAACTATCGCATCCGCAGCAGAAGGTTCACTTAATCACTTCCTGAATCCAAATACTCTTAACCTAAGAGATAAGATTATCTTCTCTGCTGCATATCCTCAAGACCATATTTCTAGTTCAGATCAGTATAATTTACCTGGTGTTGGTACAGAGACATCAACATTCTTAATGGGTGATAACCTTGCATATACTAGAGCAGCAGTTGGATGGGTTAAAGATTCTCTGAATGGATATATTGCTGGTCAGGGTGGTAGCAAAACTATTGGAGATGTTTATCTGTTTGGTCACTCTCAAGGCGGTAAACTTGTCGCCAAGATGAATACCTTAGAAACAGGTATTGCTGGTGTCGTTGCAAATGCTCCTGGTCCCATTCAGTTTGATCAAACTTGTTCTGCACAACCAGGTAACACATCTTGTTCAAAGGTTGCCGCAATTCATGGTGCTCCTGGTGGTGGTAGTGCGGCGAATGTATATCTTGGTACTTCATCACTCCCATTCTCTGAAGCATATATCGCTAACAAAATTGAGATAGGTGATTCAGATGCTTCAACGTCACTTATCAGTGGTATTCTACCTACTGTAGATGCTGCTGTAAACGGTGGTTATGGTGTTCCTCTTGGATCTACATCCAAAGCGTTTGCCGAAGCACACATTGGTATGATTCAAATCGGTCATTATAATGGTTCTTCTACGAGTGGTAACCAGTTTATTACAACTAGATCTGGTACATTAAAACTTAGTGGTAACAAAGGGACAGAAGACGTTGAAGTCTTCTCTGATACTATTTTCCATACTACTACTCAATCTAATAGTAAAGATAGTGGTGCGATTATTGTAGAAGGTGGTGTTGGTATTGAAAAGAACTTAAATGTTGGTGGTGACTTAGACGTTGATGGTGGATTAGACGTTGATGGTGATACTACCTTAGATAAGACTAATATTGCTGGAGCATTAACTGTAGTTGGATCTGCAAAAGTTGATAATATTACTTTAAACGGTAACACGGTTACTGCAACTAATTTTGCTGGTACTGCTACTCAAGCAGATGCAGTTCTGATTGGAAGAGCAATGGATGCACCTGGTGATGAACATCCAATGTGTGTGGTTGGAAATGGAACACCTGATGGAACGTATAGTAAAATATACAGAGATAATGACATCAAATTCAAAGAGAGTACTCATGAGTTACTCGTAACAGGTGATGTTGTTGCTTTTGTTTCTGATGATCGCCTGAAGACTAATAGGGTTGGATTGACCAATGCTCTTGATAAAGTCTGTTCCTTAAATGGATTTACATTTAACTTCAATGAAACTGCCGCCACTATTGGTTTTGATACAGAAATATCTCATGTTGGTGTTTCTGCACAAGAAGTTCAAAAAGTTCTTCCAGAGGCTGTATGTCCAGCACCAGTTGGTCATGATTACATAACTGTTAAATATGAAAAGATTGTTCCACTTCTGATTGAAGCAATTAAAGAACTTAGTGATAAGGTTTCTAGTCTTGAAGAGAGACTAAATAACTAGAAAGACGCATCCAGAGATGGCGAATTATAACAAGCAGTTTAATTTTCGTAATGGTGTCCAGGTTGATAATGATAATCTGGTAGTAAGTCCAACTGGTTTAGTCGGAATTGGAACAACGATTCCGACTGAAATCTTGGATGTTCGTGATGGAAATGCATCCATCTCTGGATTTGCAACAGCAGCATCTCTTTACTCTAGATTCTTAGAAGTTAATGGAACTGCGGGAGTAACTACAATCACCTTCACTGATGCAATCGGTGCGGGTGTTTCTATTAGCAGTGGTATTATTACTGCTGCTGGAACTGGAATTGTTACTTTCTATGGTGATGCTAGATTTCTTACAGGGATGCCTGCATCACAATGGGTTGATATTGATGCAGGACTAGGATATACAAGCATCTATGCTCAAGGAAACGTAGGTGTAGGGACTGTAGATCCCCGTTTTACTTTCCAAGTAGGTGGTAATGCTGATAATACTTCGGTAGGATTTACATCTGGTGTAGGTATCAATTCTACTGGTGATGTATTCATTACTGGTGTTACAACTTCCAATAAATTTGTTGGTATTGGTTCTGATTTAACTCTTCTTGATGCAAACAATATAACATCTGGAACACTTTCTAATGATAGACTTCCAATATTGTTAGAAACTAAACTTCCATCTAGTTTTACTGTAACTGGTAATGTTAACGCATCTAGATTTGGAGGAGAGGCTTTTACTGGAGACGATGTTCAAGCAGGATTCATTACAGCTACTTCAGGATTCACAGGAAATATTACTGGTAATGTTACTGGTAATGTTACTGGTGATGTTGTTGGAACAGCATCTACTGCACAAAGTTTAACTGGAACTCCAGATATTGTTGTAGGTATATTAACTGCGACAGCAGTTGCGGCATCTAGTTTTATTGGTGGTATTACTGGTGATGTTACTGGTAACTTGACTGGTACAGCAACAACAGCAACAGCACTTACATCAGATGCTGTTGTAGATATTGAACAAATAAAAGTTGGTTTAGCAACAGTAGATGCTCGGATTGGTATTGGAACAGATTTTAAGACTGGAGTTGTAGAGATTGGTGGTAGTACATCAAATACTGCCGATTTGTTTATTAACAGAGCATATGATAGAACCAATTCTGGTGTCACAACAACTGACACCATACCTGCAACTATAAAGTTGTGGAGTGATTTTGGTGAATCGAGAATTACTATTGGAACTTCAGAAACAGAAACTGGTTCTAATGGTCAAATAAGATATGCATATAAAGGCAGTGCATCTCCATATAGTGGATTACAATCTCTAGATTTTTTAAATTATGGTAATGGAAATATCAACTATTATCTTCAGGCAGGTCCTGTCGGTTTAGATACAGGTGCTTTCCACTGGCATAATAAAGATACAAGAATGATGTCCCTCACATATGAGGGTAATTTGGGTATCGGATTTACAAATCCACAACATAGATTGCACGTCCAAGGTATCTCAACATTCACTAATAATGTTCATTTGAATGAGAACTTGGAAGTTGAAGGTAATTTAACTATTGGTGGGAGTTTGGATTTTGGATCTGTATCCTCATTGAATGTAAATGTTGGTGGAAATCTTACATCCGCTGATGGTAATGAAGTTGTAGTTCGTGTTCCTGGTGATGGTCTTGATTCTGTAGAAAATGGTGAGATTAGAGGAAGACTTGTTGGTGGTGCATCTACAATAACTAAGTTAGACATCTCAGGAAATGGACAGTCTTCGCCTTTCCTTAAAGTCTTAAGCAATGCAACGGCAGATGCTGTTGCAAGTGATGTTGTTATTGATGTAAACAGTGAAGCACAAAATAAATTTGTAGTTACTGAGCAAGGTGGTGTAGGAATTGGTACAACCAATCCTCAAAATTCTTTGGACATGGAGTATGCTCAAAGACCAGTGGTTTTCCCGAATATGACTTCATCTTTTAGAGATACTTTACAAGGATTAACCTCAGGATCTGCTATTTACAATACAGATACCAACAAACTTCAAGTTTGGAATGGTACAACCTGGAACGATTGCTTCTAATAACTATGGCACTTCAACCTGGACCCCCTATACCTGGAAATCCAATATCTTTTGGACAAATTAGAGATGAATTTGGAATTACTCCTAATGATGGTGAAACCGCTGGAGGACTTGGCGGATATAGAGTAAGTGATAGTATTGGATCCTTATCAAATTTACCATTAGATACTGGTGTTCCACAATCAGGACAAATTGCATTTAGTGATTTTTATAGTAAGCAATTAAATATAGTTGTTAAATGTACTGGTGGTAATCTTGCACAAGCAAATTATGGTGATGGAGTTGTTGTTGGAACAAAGCAAGGTAAGATTGATAAATCAAAACCTAGTAGAAATAGTAGTGGATGGCAGGGTGGAAAGAAAATTTTTATCAATATAACTGGAACATATAGTAGTAATGGAGCATCTGAGAGTGATTGGGCATTTAAGACCCGTAACACTAACTATTGGCCAAGTGGAACTGATATGATTATTGATGTTTCTTCTAATGGAAAAGTTGTTGGTAGAGGTGGTAACGGAGGAAATGCTAGTGGTGGAGATGGTGGAAACGGATCTAATGGTCTGAGATATATGAGTGGAGCACAACTGAATAATGGTGGATATATCTCCGCAGGTGGCGGCGGAGGTGGTGGAGGTTCTAGAGCAGAACAGAATGACTGGGGTGATAGAAACGACGCCGAAGGTGGCGGCGGAGGAGGAGGAAATGGACTCCCTGCTGGTAAGGGTGGTAGTGGTAATGGTGGTGGTGGTGCTGGAAATATGACAACTGGTGGACAGGGTAGATCTGGAGAGGATGACGCTGAGGCAGAAGGCGGAAGTGGAGGCAATGGCGGTTCCAACGGTGCGAACGGTCAAGATGCCTTCGGTGGAAAAAATAAAAAAGAAAGCAATGGAGATGGTGGAAAAGGTGGAACAGCAACTGAAACATACTAATACATAGTAGTATTAGTATGATTTTTTATCATGGACGATTTTATTTGTCGTTATAAAGAAACTTTTACGCGACAAGAATGTAGAGAAATTATTCAAGAAATAGAATTTTTTGAAGAAACTCAAAGATTGTTTAGGACAGAACAAAATCCACACTTACAGGATCAAAAAGCAATCAATGTAAATGTTGATTTTGAAGTTGACTTTGCATCAGCAACTAGAGTCAACAAATTGATGTTCCCTAAGTTAAAGACTTGTGTAGATCAGTATCTAGAAAAATATACAGTCTTAGGGCAGAGAAGATTTTTAATCTACGATTGTAAGATAAAAAAACTTGAAGCAGGTGCAGGATTTCATTCCTGGCACTATGAAAATGGTGATTATTTAAGTTGTGGTAGAACATTTGTCGTACAAACATACTTAAATGATGATTTCGATGGGGGAGAAACTGAATTTTTATATATCAATAAACGAGAAAAAGCATCAACTGGTGATGTGATTATCTTTCCATGTCAGTATACACATACACATAGAGGAAATCCTCCCATAGGTGGAACAAAGTATCTCGCAACTACTTGGGGATGGATTCAACCAACACCTAACGATTCAAAAAAGTTTGAAGAAAATGAAAAGTGAAATTTTAGCAGCAACAGTACATGAAGAACCGTTTCCCTTAATGGTTATTGAAAATTTTTACAATGAATCAGAACTAGAACTTATATGGGAAGAACTAAATTTCCTAACAAAACCAGGGAAGTTGATGGATGCAAAAGACTATGGTGGTATTATTGAAAATACCAACGCAAAAGCACTAATACTAGATGATATTTACGAAAATGCTAGGGAAATATCAAATATTTTAACTGTTAATAGAAAATTATTTAATTGTGGAGTTCTAGATAATTTTGCCGAGATTCATCCATGCTGTAAAATAGCACGGTTTAGTAATTGGGATACTACCAAAGTAAGATACTATCACGATGGTGAATTTTATGATCCACATACTGATCGAGACTTCCAGTTTTTAGCATTTTCGTATTTCTACAAAGAACCAAAGAAATTTTCAGGTGGAGATTTAATTTTTCCTGAATATGATTTTAAGATTTCATGTGATAACAACTCTATGGTTATCTTCCCTGGTTGGGTAGAGCATGGAGTAAGAAAAGTTACTATAAAAGACTCAGAATATTATGAAGGTAATGGTAGATATTCTATCACATCATTCTTTGGAAATAAAGGAACGAACAAAAATGGAAACCCAACAACTTGACAAGACTCCAAATAACAAGTAGACTCTGTTTGTTGCTTTTGAAGGGATGGCTTTAGCTTACAATATATTCCCAGTTACAGTATATAAAACTAGAAT